CAGCGCAAGCACTAAAAAAGGCGCCAGGATCGCCGCGAAATGGTGCGCCGCTGGGAAGGCGGCCCCCTCATAGGTTCTTCCCTGGGATCTCAGACCGTGCGAGGGCGTAGACCCGCAGAGTAAATACACTCAGAAAATTTTCAGACTTTGTGAACTCCATCCCCTCCCTATCTCACAGACAGACGCGGCGTTTCGTTATAGCGTTCGAGTTGTCTTGGTGAGGTAGTGAAGTAGATGGCTAGATCTGGAAACAACCATAAAGGGAGCGCGTCAGAGGGCGGTTTCGGCTCTATTTGTAACGGCACTGAATTGGCTCGCATCTTGGGCGTTGCCCGAAACACTATTACCCGTTTTACAAAATCGGGGATGCCGGTTTATGACAACGAAGGGCCAAGAAGCTCACCTCGTTATGACTCGGCGGCTGCTATTCGGTGGATTAGGGATCGAGAGATTCAAAAAGCCAGTGGCGGTGACGATGACAAGTTGAGCATCGAGGAGATACGCCGCCGCACTGAATTGGCGAAGATGAAAAAAGAGGAGATTAGTCTAGCGATAGATGAAGAGCGATATGGGGACGTTGAAGCGATAATCGAAGAACTAGGGCACGCCTTGGCCACGGTTAGAGCAAACTTGATGTCTCTCCCTAAGTTTGCCGCTCAGCTTGAACATCAAGACGCGGGCGTTATAGAGGAGAGGCTAGAAGAGGAAATTTACCGAATGCTAGAAGAGCTATCTAGTTTCTCGGTTGAGGAAGAGCATGACGGCTGAAGTCGATCCTCTTCACTTTCGCTGCCTAAAAAACGTCAGAAGGCGTCTCGAAGACTGTGTAAAGTCTAATTTAAAACCCCCTCCAAAGTTAAACCTGGTGGAGTGGGCTGATGAATATAGATACCTTCCCGACAACTCAGCCGAATCCGGCAAGTGGCGAACATCTAGGGTAGAGGCTGCCCGGCAGCCAATGCTCTCTATTACCACGCCAGAAGTTCAAGAAGTAACGGTTATGTGCTGCATACAGCTTATGAAAACAGAGCTTATGCTGAACGCCGCGCTTTACTACATGCATCAAGAACCGTCCCCGATAATGTATGTGGCCCCAAAAAAGGAGACTGCCGAAGCGTGGTCTAAAGAACGATTTATGAAATCCGTTCTTGCCACTGAAGTAACCAAGGCTATTTTCAGCAGCAACCGTAGGGGCGAAGGCAACACGATACTTCAGAAACAATTCCCCGGTGGCCAAATATCAATAGTGTCAGCAAGGAATCCTACCGACCTTGCCATGCGTGCCTGTCGAATAATGTTGTTTGATGAGTGCGATAAGTATCCGTTGAACGTAGGCGCTGGCGAGGGGGGGGCTGGCGGTGAAGGTGATCCAATCCAAGTTGCTTGGGGTCGAGCAACGACTTTTGGTAAACGGGCAAAGAAAATAACCGCGTGCTCTCCCACTACGGAAGGGCGTTCAAGAATCCACCAAGAGTATCTAAAATCAGACCAGCGTGTTTTTATGCAGCCGTGCAGACATTGCGGCCACAGCGAAGAGCTGGACTGGTTCAAACACATAAATATCCCTGAAGACAAGCATGGCATTCCTCAGCCGGATAAAGCGCATGTCGTATGCCGCGAATGCGGAACAGAATGGTCGGAGAGTGACCGGTTTTGGTCGATAAAAAACCACAAATGGGTAGCGAAAAAGCCAGAAATAACGCACCACCATGGGTACAAGGTTTCAGCGCTAGCATCGCCTTTTATCTCCATTGTTGCATTGGCGAGAGAGTGGGTTAACGCAGAAGGGAACCCGGAGTCAGAAAAGGCCTTTATAAACACTCGATTGTCAGATGTTTATAGAGAGAAAGGCGACGCGCCAGATTGGCAACGACTATATGAACGCCGTGAAAGCTGGGAGCCGATGACGGTCCCTAAAGGCGGCCTAATGATTACGTGCGGAATAGACGTTCAAAAAGACTACCTTATTTATGAGGTAGTAGCATATGGCCGCAAGAAAATTAGCTGGTCCATCGATATAGGCGTTATCGAAGGGCATATCTCAGAAGATGCAGTTAAGGAAGAGTTGAGCAAATTCTTAGAGACTCGATATAAAAACGCTTACGGGATAGAGATGCCAATGGAGCTTATTCTGATTGACTCTTCCAATGACACGACGGAGGTTTATAGCACTGTCGCGCAAATAGGTACTCGAAGGTTGCGAGCAATCAAAGGCCAACCAATAACAACAATGGTAGGCACGCCAAAGCCAGTGCAAATAAATATCGACGGAGTAAGGAAAGATGGCGGCATAAAGATGTGGCCGGTGGGTGTTAACGTACTAAAAGAGCAGCTATATAAATGGCTTATGCTACCAAGGCCTACAGATGAAGCGCTAAGCGAGGGTGCCGAATGGCCTACAGGTTATTGCCATTTCCCAGAATGGGGGGAAGACTACTTCAAGCAGCTTACCGCTGAAATACTGCTAGAAAGATCGGATAGCCGAGGCTTCTTAGTGCGAGTCTGGGAGAGGATCCGAGATCACAACCATTATCTCGATTGCAGGAACTACGCCCGCGCAGCTGCCGCAATGCTAGGCATTGACAGGATGACCGAAAGCGATTGGCAAGAAAGAGAATTGTTGTATGGATTGGCTAAAGAGAGCGATAGCGAAGAGGCGACAGTCACAAAAGAAGAAAAACCAAAAATAGGACAGGTCACGCCTAAGCGTAAGAAGCGCCCTGCTAAGTTCTTCAGAAAAAACCGGTAATTGTGTTCGACACGAAAATAGGGATTATCGTGGTATCAATATCACTAATCTGAGGCGCCACTTTGTCAACTTATACCGCAGATCAATTAGCTGACCTTAAAAAAGCATATGCGCGCGGAGTGTTAAGGGTCCGCGAAGGCGATACCTGGGTTGAATACCAATCTATGAGTGATATGCGGCAGGCAATATTATCCATTGAGTCGGAGCTTGGAGTTAATCACAGCAATAAACCGCGTGGAGCTCGACGGGTTAGGTTTGGGGTGGTTCGATGAATATTATAGATAAGGCGCTAGAAATAGTAAGGCCCGATATAGCGCTAAAACGTGCTCGCGACCGCCTTATGATCGATCAGATACGAGATTATCAAGCCGCAAAACCAACCCGGTTGAGCAACGGGTACAGCCGCAAAGGCTCCAAAGCGTCAGATGAGGCAGGTAGAGCCCATAGTCGGATTGCTGGTGGATCTCAAGACCTAGTAAGAAACACTGCGCTTGGTAATAGGATAAAAGCCGTTATCGCTAGCAACATTGTTGGCGCAGGGATAAGGCCGGACTATATTGGCAAAAATAGCCGCCGCGTAGAAGCCTACAAAAACACCTTTGACGCGTGGGCTGAATCAACCGCATGCGACTACGAAAACCATAATAACTTATGGGGGCTTCAGCATTTATGGGCTGCCACGGTCGTTGAATCTGGCGGCTGCCTAGTTCGCCAAGTGGTCAATAATGCCCTTGCATTCCCGCTTGTGTTGCAAACATTAGAGCAGCAATATCTCGATGAATCTAAAAGCGGAGTAACCGAGCACAGCAGAGAAATAATAAACGGCATTGAGTTCAACGAAGACGGCTCGGTTCATGGGTATTGGATAAAAACAAGCCTAAGATCGACCTATCGCGTAGAAAATAGCAAATTTTACCCTGCCGACGAAATAATCCACTTCTATTGGAAAGACCGTCCCGGGCAACACCTTGGCGTTGGCTGGATGCACTCTGTTTCAGATCTTATAAACCAGCGTCAGGAATGGCGCGACACTGTTCTAACGCAAATGCGCCTTGCTGCCTGCTTTGGCTTAATTGTCGAAGAGGCGCCAAAGGATATGGGGCTCGGTGATTCTGAGCGCGGAATCCGAGACGAAGACGGCAATGTATTCTCTGAAGTTGAAGCAGGAATGATTGGCTATACAGATAAAGGGTCCAACGTAACAACCGTATCACCGCCAAACATAAACCAAACGACCGACTTTTCTAGCAGCGTTGTTGAGGATATTGCAGCGGGGGTTGGCATTACTAGGGAACAGATAACCGGGAACTTCTCTGGGGTTACGTGGGCGTCAGGTAGGCTAGCAAGAGGCGAGTTTTATACAAACCTAGACCGCTGGCAGCATTTTATGATGATCCCAGGCTTAAACAAAGTACATGACTGGTTTGACAACATATACACCCTAAAAAAAGGCAAGGTAAATATTGTTAAGCGTTCTTGGATTATCCCTCAGCGCTCAGCGGTTAACCCAAAAGAAGAGCTTGAGGTTGATATTCGCAAAGTACGAAGCGCCGCCATGACGCCGCAGCAATTTACCCGTAAGCACGGGGTTAAATTCAGCGATGCTATCCAAGCATGGAAAGATGCAAAAACAGAAATGGGCGACCTCCCGTTTGATTTTGATCCAAGCAAATTTAGTGCCGCAGGCAATCAGCTTGACGATAACGACTCTGCAAGCAGCAACGCATCCAGCAACACAGAAAAAGACGACAAAACAGACAATAAAGAATGACCACATAGGGCGAAACAATGGAATCTGAAGGAACAATTCATCTTGAGCAATACGTGCTTTTAACGGTTTCGCTTAATGGCGGCACCGCAAGTCTTGATATAAAAAACAGCGAAGCCGTGGGCTATCAGTCAATTATCCTTGACGAAGACGGCGTAAAAGTTGTTTTCTTGCGTCCCTGCGAATACAAAATAACAACAACTGGCAGCGCGGTAGTGGGGATCAGCTAATGATTATTAATTCTCTATCGCCGTTGCGCAATGCCATGATTGACAGCCTTCAGGATAGTGTTTTTAACGTGGAGGATCTTGGAGGCGGCTATTCTTATATCTTGCCAGAGGCATTCATTCTTGAATCGTTTGATAGTGCTTTAGAGATAACAACAGGTAATGAGCCTGACATTACATTAGATTCTGTAGATAACATCGAGGGAGTCGGGGCTGTTCGATCAATATCGCGCGGAATAGATGGGCATGGTCCAATATGTATAAAACGAAATGTTGGCCCGTTTAATATTGACTCTCTTGGGACTATATCAGCATACATAAAACTAGATGATGATGTTGATTATCAATGTGCTAATGCGGTCGAGCTGTCTGTTGTTGTTGATGGTGAGGCGTACTCGTTTGATGTTGTGCGATCAGCATCAAATAATAAATTCGGGTCGCACTGGGGGGCGATCAGCGCCGCTGAAATTGTAGGTTTGATTGGTAATTATGACATTCGTTTTGTTGATGTGCGCACGTCAGTGATCGAGAATGCTGCATTATCTAGCGATATAGTTTATGACTCGTTTGTCGCTAACGCTGCCGGGCGTCCTACAGTTGTTCTAACATTTGATGATGTAATGAGAACTCAGTATACGTTTGCGAGAGGTGAATTAAATTCAAGAGGCCTCAAGGGAACATTTTACATTCCAACTGCGCGCGTTGGGGCTGGTGACTCAACTATGTCATGGAGTCAATTGTCAGATTTGTATAATGATGGGCATGACATGCAAGCGGATGGCACGTCTGACGATACAGCGATGACTACGCGAGCGAATCCAGATGATGTTATTGCTGAATTGGAGGTGATTAGGTCGACCATGCTATCCTATGGTTTTACTCGATCAGTAGATCATTTGTGCTACACAAACGGCATAACTAGAGATGATGGAGTGCGGATCGTAAAGGAGTCGGTAACAAGCGATGGCTCTGATGTTATAACGATGTCTGATACGTCTGATATTGTTGCCGGCATGAAGGTTTCTGGCGTAAATGTACCTAAAATTACGCGCGTCATTAGTGTTGATAGTGGCATAGCGATAACGATAGACAACAATATCGCAGCTCAAACAAAGACGCTAATGTTTACTGATGATTCTGGTGAGTTTCACGGGACAAAATTGATAGATGCTCTGCGTTCGGCTGGATGGAAAACTGGGCGCACAACAATACCAGGAGCTATCTATACTCGATTTGGATTTGCTGATGGTCAACGGTTAGTTATGCCTGCATATAGCTCGTCAGAACAAACAGCGACAGATCATATAGCGCGGGTTGATGATGCGATCAGCTCTGGGTCCTCGTGTATTTTTTATTTTCATGGGATTAGACCTACAATTGAAAGCGGCCTCGATATGTTAGAGAGCGAGTTCTCGCTATTTATGACGTATTTGAAAGAAAAAGTTGATGAGGGGGTTTTAGATGTTGAAACCATTAGCGGGTTATACTCAAGAGACGGGGCTGAGCATGATATAAATGTTAGCGAGCCACCTTCGTACTCCGCATCTGACGAAACACGGGTTTTTAGGTTCTTTGATGGTGTTAATCAATATGTTGATCTTGGGGGTGGATTTTCTTGTGATCAGATAAGAATGGCCGTTTGGTCTATTGACGGTGATAACACGGGTCTGCCGGCTGGCGCACCAACTATCACAGCAAGAAAAGTGCAGACGATTGATTTTGCATTCAGTGGAACGATAAC